ACCCATAAAATATAGGCCGCAATTCCAATGACTAAAAGAATGAGTAGGATTTTCATGATTATAGTTTTTTAAAGGTTATCACCCAGACGAAAGGATTGTTCCCCCATGATCCTTTGCCATTGATGGATTCCCACAAAAGAGCGTAAATCTCCGAGGGGTCGGGATAGTGCACATCGGTTATTGCCTCTTCTGCATAATTAGGCAGGGTTATTCCCTCTGCAATTGCATCCTCTTCCGAAATATCATTTAGCCCCTCCACCCTCACATCAATTACCTCAAGCCTAATCCGGCAGGCTTCCTTGGGCATGAAAATTGATGGACGCCAATATCCATTCCATATATTGGGGTCTGGCATATTTGCCTTATAATAATAGCACGAAGATTCGCCATCAAACGAACCCCTTGGATCGTCCAACCATGTTTCCCTCACCCAAAGGATGTCGCCGGGCTGACCGTAGGGGCATTTCAGTTTGATGTACGGGCACACATTGGGGAATAGCCAGCTTATGCCTTGTAATATCCATTCACCCGCACCGTGTGGCTGTTTCTTTATTATCCTCCTTGTCTGTGTCTTGCGCCCTTCAAGGATTGCTTGCACCATTGGGGTTGAAAATAAGATAGGTCTTTCTTTCATGGTTGTTTTTATTTGCAAAGTTGAGTGATAAAATCATTCGCAGCCTCATTTGCCACCTTATGGATATCAACAGCCGAAAGATAAACCTTGCCTGACCGCTTTTTATACCTTGCCGCAGCATCGCAAAATGCCATTGCAATATTAGACTGCCACCCGATACGATAGACCGGGTCCGTCTTTAATTCGTTTGTCACATGGGTCATTGCTTCTTCTGTTGTCATATTCTTCAAATTTGTTTCATCAAATATAATATAAGTTTTTTAATTATTCAAATCTTTTATAAGTTTTTTATAAAATAAAATCATCTCCGTTAATTCTCCCCGGCTCCACTTGTGGTCTGTCTGACGGCTGAAGTTTGAATCCTGGATTACCTCGGTCAGAAATTCAACACCATGCCGTGCGGCTATACCCTTGCAGAAGTTATCGTAGTTGCCGTCGTGCATACTGTTGCATTCCCGACACTGGCTGTGGCAGGCTCTCGGATCAAATCGCATTGCAGGACGGGTGCTTTTTTTGAACATGTGACCCGCATCAGTCGGATGAGGCGCACCGCAGGAGATACACGGAAGTCCTTTGTCTCGCTCTCGAATATATGAATTGAAGATGACCTGCATTTCTGCAATCAGCTTTGAAACACTTTTATTCACCATACCTTTATCCCCCTGATGTTATCGTACACAACATCAACTATGAAAAATTTACTTTCATGTGTCATCTCCCTGATCTCGCACTTCTTCTGAGGGTCAGCCTTAAATACCCATTTGCCGTCAATTAAAGTTAAAGTACCGTACATCTTTACAAGTCGGAGTTTTTCTGCGGGGGTCATACAAATAATTCAAGTGAGTTGCTATTTTCTGCTGCGCCCCGGTGGTTGCGGACGTTAATGTTATAATAGCTATCCTTCAGTTCAATACTGATTGATTTGCGTCCCATTTTGATAGCCTGATAGCCTTCCGATCCGATACCTCCGAACGGACTGAATACGGTTTCGCCTTCATTGGAGTAAAGTAATATTACTCTTTCAATAACATCCAACTGAAGCGGGCAGATATGTTTTTCGTCGTTCTGGTCCCGTGCATTAGTGTACTGAAGCACATTTGTAACATCAATATCCATCCATACTGGAGAGGCATAACGCTGCCATACCTGGTGTGAATATTGAGTTATACGGTCATAACTTGAATCAGGATCATAACCCCAGAACTCATTAAACCCTTCCGGTGTACGTGGGAATTTATCATACTCATGCATCGGAACATAAGACGAAAACCGGCGATCTTTCAGCTGAATAGGGACCTGGTTCTCTCCTTGTTTTTTGAAAACCATAACTTTGTCGGCAAGTCCCATCCTAATCATGCTCATATCTTTCGTGACCTGCTTATGAGCCAATCCGAGTGCCTTAGTCCTCACGGCTGCCAATAATGGATCTTTCCATACCGTAAACTCCGAATGAAGAAACATCCCACAATCTTCAAATATATCCGCAATCTTTGCGGAAAATCGCCGGATACCCATATACCCATCTCTCGACTTCAGTGTCGGAAGATCCATACAGTGAACTGCACATAACCGCCCCGGTTTTAATATCCGTTCCAATTCCACGACCAAAAAACGGAAGTGTCGTACAAACTCATCATAATCAGATGAATTTCCCATATCTTCAACATAGTTCGAATACGTATATAAATCCGCAAACGGCGGAGAAAATACCATCAAATCAATACTATTATCCGGTATCTCACGTGACCTTTGAACGCAGTCACCACGCATTAACCAGTATTTATCTGTCTTTACATCCTGACTGTCGGATATTGTTGCTGTTATTGTGCCGTTGATATTTTTGCTGACTGCCTTTGTGATTTCTTCCTGCATGACTTTAAACTGCTTTTCTTTCTCATTAATGACTTGACTGACGTTTATCATCCGGTCGGTTGTTATCATATAAATTATTACTTCTCTTTCCTGTTTAAATCTCCATGACCGACGGATAGCCTGATACGTCCCCTCAAAACTAAAGTCCAGTGAAGCAAAGATCTGATAATGGCAGTTCTGAAAGTTCATCCCAAAACTTGCTATTGAGGTTTTTGTTATCAGAATTTTAAACTTGCCGTGAGCAAAGTCAATCAAATCAGTTTCTTTCTTTTCGGGACTATCTGATCCCTGAACATTCCGGCAGTCATATCCTGATAATGCTTTTTGAATATTAACTGCTTCCTGATTCTGTTTCGCCCAAATAAGTATTTGATCTCCTTTAGGAATTGACCGCACAATCTCAATCACTTTTGATATTCTCTTCTCCTCAGTATCTCTCAGTGTCCGGTTAAAATCAGTTGCATTGACTGCCGTTCCACCAAATAACATCCCCGTTGGTACTTCTGTTTCTATTGTTTCCTGAATAATATTCAGCGGCGGAAGATCAAATCCTTCATTTGAAAATCCAATATCTCCGGGCTTATTAAACATTATAGCCCATGTAGAAACAAATTCATAGAACCGTTCAACTGCATGACCTTTCAGTCTCCATTGCCCAGTATCTGAGCTGTCATGAACAAAGAACATTGCCAACATTTCATTATAGCTCATCACATCCAAAAACTCTGCATGGTTCCCTAACTCCATCGGGTCGTTAGGCGAAGGAGTGGCGGTACATGCAAGTTTATACGGCGTATTAGCAAAGGTTTCAATTATCCGGGTCCGGTATTTCCCATCGTAGGATTTCAGAATTGAAGATTCATCCAATACCACACCAATAAACCTGCCAGTGTTTATATTATCCAACTGTTCATAATTGGTAATACAAACCCCGGTTATTTCATGGTCATATTTATTTACCTCAATCCCGAACTTTCGCCCTTCCTCAATAGTCTGAGCAGTCACAGCCAATGGAGCCAATATTAAAACAGATCCGCCTGTTTCTTCGCATACTCTGTGCGCCCATTCAATCTGCATAATCGTCTTGCCAAGTCCAGTATCAGCAAATAACGCATGTTTGCCAGCTCTGAGCGCACGACGTACGCAAAACTCCTGGAAGTCCAATAAATTAGAATTAAGTTCTCCGGCTTCAAATCCTGATTTTACAACTGAACGTTGTTTGTTTAAAAGAAATTCTTCGTAGGTCATCTCGTTAGGTTTATTCAAATATAGTTAAAATTTAATTACCATACCATTATCTTCATTACTTTATCACCTGAATTGTTGATGTTTAATGTGAACTCAGGCCAGCCGTACTGCTCAAAAATTAAATATTTAAATACCTCCATCTGCTTTTCATTTACTTCTATCCATCGGTCAGGGTCCATTTGCTCCTTGACATATTTTTTCATAGTATTAGCCTGTTCAAGTGTTACCATCAGAACGTCGGCATTGAGTTATCAAAATATTCTTCGTCTCTCTCATTATGAGACTGAGTATAATCAATTACCTGCTGCTCTAAGTTTTTCACAAGCCAATTAGTATTATCCCAGTTGTCGTTCTGTTGAAACCGGCCATTGACATAATTGTACTTTAATTCAGATATGCCGGTCTGACCAAGATACTTAAATTTTATCTTCTGCCAATGCACCTCAACCTCATTTAGCAAAATATTTCTTGCATCTGTTTTGCGGTGAATAGTAAAACCGTAATCAGCCTTATTGTAAAAATTTGAACTTCCGTTAATGTCATACAATGAGGGTACTTTTAATTTCCCGGCACTGTCTTTATCCATCTTACGAGGGTGTGCCACAAGGATAACAAGCACATCATTAAACCGGGCAAATCCAGTCAGCTTATCTAAAAACCGGCTGATATATTGCGTTTCACTGTCTTTGTATTGATGTTCAAGCCGATTATAAGGATCAATGACAAGTATCTTTATTCCCTTGCTTTTCACAAGCACCTTTGCAGCAGTAATAACACTATCAACCGTAAAATCTTCTTCATTCATAATGTAAAAGAAATTACTTCTAATGTGTTCTATTGCCATCTCAAAATCCATATCAGTAGCCGTTGCCCTTGCAAACTTTTTACCTATTAGTTTTTCAAACAGTTTTGCATAATGATATTTCAAGGGATAGTTTTCAGGTGTAAAGTATGCGGCTTTCCATCCATGAATAATGTTCATCTTCATTACAAGGTGATCAACAAATTCAGACTTGCCAGAAGAAGGTATTCCGGTAACAATAGCCAGTCGCCCCGTTTCCCATTTTATAAATTGGTCAAATGATTCATTTAATAATCGCCCTGGTTCCACTCCATCAGTAAATAATGAATGAATATCAGAGCTTATATTATCAACACTTACTATGCCTTTTAACGGGACGTACTTTGCCCCACTGATTAATAACGGAAAATCCGAACCACCATAATTTATTAAATATTCATTTGCATCTTTACAATCCTTAAAATTGACAAGCATACATCTCTCGGCCCCTAAACGACGAACCAGCGCATCCCTTAATTCAATTCCCTTTGTATCCTGATCTGTTGCAATATAAATTTTCTTGATCTTATCAAACAAAGAAATATAAGCATCCAGGTATTCCATCTTTTCATGTGCGCCATTCGGGACGGAAATCACATTATCAAATCCGCACTCTATAAAACTAAGGGCATCAATTTCCCCCTCAACAATGATAATATCATCATAATTCAGCAAGGCATCCTGATTGTAAAAAATAAGTTCTGCACCTGAAACAAGCTTAAAACTCTTTTCAAGGCCCCGAAATTTGATATTATAAAGTTTATCCTGAAAGAAATATGGAAACGCAATAGCCTCGCACGTTTCATTCCGTGTTGGCATGTATTCCTGTGTCGTATAAATACGCATCTTAACCAGTGTTTTTTGTGATATCATCCGCCCGGTAAACCATTTAACAGAATGATCTGAAAGCTCTGTTATATTTTTCCATTCAGGAACGATATATTTTTTAGGTTCAACTGGATTGAATACATAAAATGAGGCCGTACAATTATGACAATATCCTACATTAGTGGTAGTGTTCCATGAAAGACACTTGTCTTTATTTTTCTTCCGCAGATGAGAACACTCTGGACATAAATACCTTTCCTCATCTGACCGGCCCGATATATTCAACTCATAAAGAATTCCTGTTTCTGTTGATTTTATTTTCATATAGAAAGTTTTAATACTGATTTTTCATTTTCAGGCTTGAACCAAACCGACTGCATTTTCTGCTTCCAATTTAAGACTTTATTTCCTCTACTATCAATCCATTTCCCCTCATGATAATAATTATATGCTTTAATTGCAGATTGCTCAGTATAACCATTCAAGTCAAAATATTCTTTTACTTCCTCAATAGTAGGAGCAACAAATTCCGTAATACTTCTTTTCTTTCTTTCCTTCTTTACCTTCTTATCCTTATTAGTTGTTGCCCTTTGCTCGCCCTCCGCTTGCCCTTCGCTCGCCCTTCGCTCGCCGTTGGTTTGCCCTTCCGCTTCGTCTATATGCTGGTAATTATCATAATTACAAACAATTATATATGTCCCTTCGCTTGCCCCTTTTTTAATAATTTCGCCGGTCAACTCTAATTTAGACAACGACATCCGAATTTGTTTGGTTGTCAAATGAAGTTCCTTTGCCAGTATATCAATAGATGTAAAAAACTGACCCCGGTTAATTATCTTACCTCTCCAACTTTTGTCTTTATAATTAGCCTTTAATAAGCAATGGATAAATACAGCTTTGCAATTAATATCATCATACCATTCCCATTCAAGGAACCGCCGCCATAACTTTATATATCCATTGCCCTCAATCATTTGTTTCTCGGATCATAAAATTGGAAACGAAAATTACGAGCAACCTCAGCCGCATGAGATATAGCCGTTGATGTTATTTCTGTAGGTGACTTACATACCGGGCAGAAGTAATAGTTACCTTCATTAAATTCAAACTTTGATGTATTACATGAGTCACAATACATGAAAACCATATAATCATCCCACCATGGGCATAATTGTTCATTAGAGTTATTTCTAGTATGAACATCTATAATTGCACGTATAGGATCGCCATACAGTACAATTAATTGACTATTTTTTAATGATGATGCAATCCTTTGATTGTATCCCAGTTCATTAAATCCTTCCGGTTTTATTTCAACATACACCCCTTTGGTGTTTCTCAAATATGTTTTTGGCAAATAAAAGTCCGGGGTGTATTGTGAACCATCATCACAGGTAAACGGTTCTGGTTCGTACTCCCATTTAATTTTCATTAAATCAAAGAATACAGCCCACTTAGCTTCAAGTTTTGACCTGAAATAATAATTATTATACCAAGTGGGCTTTGGACGGGTAATTAATTCGTCGGCATCCATAATTAAAATGGAAGTGTTTTACCCAGTACCAAACTAAGCTCCTCAATCCTGGCCTCAATAATAGCACAATGCCTTTTTACCTTTTCAGATAATTCAGCATCACCATAAATTGATCTCAGAAAACGATACATTACGTTGACTTCAGAATTTAATTCCATAAGCCTTGCCTCAATTTGCTCTTGTGTCATCATAGCTATAAAAATGAACCCCCTTACAAAACATAAAACCACCAGGCCCTTGGAGTGTGCGCTCCACCTGATGGAATTTATGCCCGTAAGGGGGTATGATTAAATCCGATAAATTGCTTAAAAAACTCATTGCACATTTAATTTGGTACTGCAAATATAATCAATTACTTTTTACGTTTCCACTTTTTGGGAACTTTTTTTTCAGTCACGGGTTTGATTATCCCGGCGAGTAGGTTGAATAGTTCTTCAGGGGTTAGTTGTGCGGCGGGTTTCATAGCTTACTCAAAAATCTTTGATACTCATCTTCAATCGCTAAAATTACCCGGTCAGAAGTGGCCTTATCTTTATACAGGACCTGTATTACTTCGCCGTAAATGAAGGGTAGCTGATTGCGCACATATTCCTCAAATGACTTTTGAGACATCCTACCAAAAGCTATTGACTGGTATTCAATGAACTTCGTCCCATCCTTAAATTCAAAAATAACCTTGTATTCACCTTTCAGATGTTTCAAAAATTGATAGAATCGGTCTTTAGGGATTGTCTCTTTAAATGTTTTCGGGAGCCAGTCATAAATATAGCCTATCAAAGAAAAGTAAGCCCGGTGAAAATTAAGGTCCCGTGCGCTCACTTCCTGAAACGTCAGAACCTCCCCGGAGTGGCAGTTATCTAACAGCGAATGAGCAGCCTCATTTACCGGAAGATAACCGCCACCCACAGGAGTGAGTTCAATTAGTTTCGTGTAATCAGTGTCTTTCATTTCACCGTTCCTTCACCTTCATACAACTCATACCGGCTGCGCTTTTCTGCTAAGTCCTCAAGTGACTTAAAAAAGTACGTTGCCCGGAGGCGGGGGATAGTCAACATGACCTTCCCCCTTATGTCTCCGCACTTGGCTGTCTGCCGGATTTTTTGCTTGTCTGTAAAAGCCCTCTCCCTGTCGGTCATCTGGGCTTCATCGTCGAGGTTTTTCATCTCAAAATTTTATTTTCATTAAGTCGCTGTGTGTAAAAATTCCACGTTCACGTACTGAGTCCAACTGGTTAACTGATAACAAGCTTTCTAAATTAGAGGCATCTCCCTCAGACATTGTATTCAGACTTCTTATCATTTGTTCCTGAGTATCGTGATCAAATGTGGAATTAACAATAAGCCCCTCGAGATAGGATGCTGTTATTATTCCTATCTCGTCAGGGGTTTCTATTTTACGGGCAACAATCATCAGAAGGGCAGATCATCTTTCTTTGTCGATTCGGCTTCTACTGCGTCAGTAGTACCTGAATCCATCTGCTTATATTCCTCAGAAGACTTGATTTTCTCCTTTAGATAATCCGACAAGCTGTCGAACAATTCAGCATCCCAACTGTCAAATGAAAGTATCCGTGTAGGATTGATCTGTGGGGGACATTCAAGCCCTTTAGGCATTTTTGATATTGATGCAATTTCAACATATGTTTTTGTGGGGTCGGTTTTACCGGGCCTGTGAATTATTGACAACATACAAGGTTTGCCCATAAGCACTGTAATGTCAAATGCTTCTGCTTCTTTCTCGGTAAATCCCTGTCCTCGCCAACTCTCGAGGTCACGTCTTAATGTGGCTTTTTCGTGCATTGAAAGGGTATAAGTTTTGCTGACAACGTATGGTTCTTCTCCTTTCTCTTCGTGGAATACCTCTAATTCTGTCGGAAGTTCCCATGTTATCATAACTTTGTGCATCCGCTTGGATTGACCAAGATATTCCTCAACAATCGTTCCGATTTCAATCATTGAATAACATCTTGCGGCGTAGGTTCCCGGTTCAACTTTCTTAAAGTCTCCCCCTGATTTTTTTGCTGTAATACTCATAGTTTTTATTTTAAAGATAGTGATTATTTTTTTATCTCAATGCCATCAACAGTGATTAATTCACCGCAAGAATAAATGCCAGTGCCTTCATATACGATGCCGTTATGCTCTGCGGTCATCTCATAGTAGCCCTCTCTTTCTTCAGCATCGAAGTCAATCAAATCGCCTTGTTCCCATTTGAGTTCGGTCCATTTCGGCATCTCATCCGACGGCTCCGGAGCAGTCATTTCTTCACGCCACGCCCTGTCACGGGTCAACCAGTGGTTTTCTATTGCTTGCATGATTAAAGTTTTTTAAAGATTATGTTTTTACCACCGCAGGGATGATTAAGTATTTTACATCCTTGTTCCGGATTAAACAAATCACATTTCAAACAAAGTGGATGTCCCTCAATAATCTTATATGGTCTTCCTTCTATTATACGTACCATAAATTCATCTGATGGTTTATCCTCTTCTACTTCCGGCCAGATAACCCCAGCCTTTTTGCTGTCCTCAATTAACTTATTGATTGCCGTTGCAGTGCGGATTATTTCTTCTACATTCGCCGGTTCACTCATAATCTCTGCAAGTGTTTTTGTCATCTTTGTAGGTTTTAATTTATTATTCCGATTAACGTTTGCGGCCCCAGTTACGGTTATCTCTCATGTAGCCCTTAAACTTCGAGCGATGGGGAAAATAAAATGGTATAGCGGCTTCTTTTGATTCGCTTTTCTTTTCCTGCGCAAGCGCCGCAAAAAACGGCAGCATCGCTAAAACACTTCTCATTTTCATCTCAATATTCCGATTAAAGTTATCACTAAAAAATAAGCCGTGCCGACTATCAGCAGGGCTTTGGTGAAGTTGATTCTTTTCATGTCGCTTGATTTTGATAGGTTAAAGTAAATTGATTTTTTTGTTCTGTAATATGATTTTTCTCAGCTTTTTGGTTTTTCTTCAGCAAAATTGACGAACGGATGTTTTTTGGTGACTAACGTCACGCTTCAATCATTCTCTTCCCCGTCAGTTCGCAGTAAGTTTCGGCAATTGGCTGTAACTTAGATATGATATCACTAACAGCATCACTTACACGTCCCAGCCTATAGGCTTCGGCAATAGCATCATATCCCTGTGAGATACTTTTCATGTGTAGTATTTCGTCATAATAAGTATCTATCTTTTTTTTCAAGGCAGGATCAGTCAAACAATCATTTGTGATAGTTTTACTTGCATATGTTGTAGCTCCATGAGCCATACCAAATACATCAGACAGCGAATCCTTCGTCATGACTGGGAAAAATATCTCTCCGAAATACATACAAAGATTTCTGGCCCTAATGAGTCCTTTCTTTGAGCTTTTAATTGTCCGTACCGCCTCCCAGTCCTGGAACCCTTCCTTTGCTACAATGTATCGACACATTTCTTCATAGGTCATGGCTTCTTCCTCCTTATGCTGCGATTAATAGTTGAATGATATCTTTGTCCGGCTCATGGCCTAAGCTCCGCACGACGCATTTAATGTATGAAATTCGCCGTTTCCTTGCCTGAGCCTTGTAGTACCTCAGTTTTACCCCTCTCCCTAAGTCAATGGCAAAAGCTACCGGAAGTAGTCCGGCGACAAAAACAAAGCCTACGATTGAGGCCGGAAGGACCGCAGCCGTTGTCAACTCTCGCCAGCCCCTGGAATCACTGATTAAAAGTGAAGGGTTGATAGGCTGCTTCTTTAATATGTAGTGAGTGTAGTTCATAACTTTGCATATTTCATCTCTATCCCTGCAAGTGCTTTTTTTGTGGATTGAATTACAATAAAGTAAAACTGAGCAAACAAGTCACTCCGTCCCTGACTTCATGGTTACTGAAGTACCGATTACAATTTTACGGATTTGTGCTTTCTGAATCAGTCTTTCGACTTGCAGGTCGCTGGTCTGGATTTTACAGTTGCCAACACTTATTAAATTCAGATACTTGTTTACTCCGCCTCTTTTGGTCGCACTCGATGTAATCAGTGCCGGAGAGATATGAAAGAACTCCTCTGTCGCCGGTTTCGTAGCCAATGCAACACGGTTGTTCAGACCGGCGATTGAACCGGCGAACAGAAGAGCCTTATTTCTTATCTTATCCATATTGCTTGGCTACGATGCCATTACAAAGATAAGTAATAATTCAATTATGGTTGTGCTTTTGTAAATAATATTACAAAAGTTGTTTTAGTAATCATAAATACCATAAGATATCCCCCGGTCACCCATGTGATATGTACCTCAGAACTCCCTGCTTTTGCTGATGTACAAAGGTTGCTGTAGTCATTTAAACCCTCAATGTATGATGCAAGAAAAATATCCTTTGATATGGCATTTTCCATATAAAGGTCATTATCTACCATGATATTATCAAGGCGTTCAATACAATGCTTTAGCCCTACTGGGGTTTGCTCGAATGGGATAGCATATCCATCTTTCATCATTATTAACTTTTCGTAAACAATATCAGAAGCATTGTGAGCTACTATTGCTTCTGCAAAGTTTACTCCAATAACCTGACTAATTCCTGAAAAGGTAATAGCCAACATTGCAATTAAAAGAATTGATTTTTTCATGTTTTTACTTGATTACTTTAAACTCATCTCCTGTGTGCGCATTCGTCACCACCCACTTGCCGTTTAAAAAGTTGAACAGCAGGTCGTGTGAGATAAATGACTTCTTACCTTCGGCCTCGGCTTGTTTGCAGTAGGCTTTCTGCTTTTCGTTTAAGATGATTTCAGGCATTTTTCTTGTATTTACCGGTTGCGTTGTCAAAAATAGTGTAAGCCACTTTGCCGTCCTCACGAAGTTCCCGCAGACGTCTCAGAATTGTTCCATCCATAAGGTACTCACGATTTGTTATCCGGCGCACTGAGCGCACCAAATCCAACACATGAAAGATACTGCGTTGTTGATTAAACGCTAATCTCGTGGCCTCGTACACACTGACATTGCCAATTGTTTTAATGTCATTGAATCCGTAAACGGTGAATCCTGGACCGCCGTCAAAGTAAACAGCGATACCGCCGGTTGTGACAGTAGTAAGAGAATTGCCGGTGATGATCTCTGCCAGCCCTTCACGCCCCTCGTTCGGGTCGCCCTGCTTGGTGATTTTAACACGTTGCATAGTTTGTAGGTTTAAATTATAGGTGCAATTTACGAATAAAAAAACGGCCCAAACAATGATTTTCGTCATGTTTAACGTAATAAATTACGCATTTCGTCAAAAAAAGAGGGGCCACC